ACCCGCAGAGTAATGCGGACTGTGGCCCATCACTGTGACATATGTGATGGTAAGGGTAAGATACAGAAGCGTAAGGTAAACGGCGATCTGTACAAGAACCTATCTAAGTGTACTGCCTGTGAGGGCAGAGGATACACCCTGACAGAGACTGGTCAGGTAGCAGGATTAAAGCTTGTACCTACCCAACCTACTGATGCTAGTATTAATGGCTTTAAGACGGACAAGGTTACCATCGGTAAGCTTATTTCTCAGGCACAAGCTAAGGATAACCTAAAGGCTGTAGAGTTCCTGACTAAGACCTCTCGACTAAATGCCATCAGCACATACCTTGATAGCTTTATTAAGAACATTGAGGCATCTACCAGAGAAGACGGACTACTACACGCACAGTTTAACCAGTGTATTACCCGTACAGGCAGACTGTCATCATCTAACCCTAACTTCCAGAACATACCCAAGGGGCATAAGTTCCCGGTTCGTAAGGCGATCAACTCTCGCTTTGAGGGCGGCACTATTATGGAAGCTGACTTCAGTGGTCTAGAGTTTAGGGTTGCGGGAGAACTATCTAGAGATGAGCAGATCATCGAAGATATCCAGACAGGTAAGGATGTACATAAGCAGACTGCTAGTATCATCAACCAGTGTGATGTGTCTGAGGTAGATAAGTCGATGCGGCAAGCGGCAAAGGCTTATACGTTTGCGCCGTTGTATGGTGGTATGGGGGCTAATGAGCCACCTCATGTTCAGACTTACTTTAAAGAATACTTTAATATTTACAAGGGGTTGGCCAAGTGGCACCGAAAACTTATGGACGGTGTACTTCAAGACGGCCTTGTACGTATCCCTAGCGGACGGGAGTTCTACTTCCCCAATGCTAGGAGGCTAGGTAACGGTAGGATTACTAATGCAACGGCGGTGGTTAATTATCCCTGCCAGTCGTTTGCTACTGCCGACCTAGTAGTGATGTCCTGTGTACGGGCATACCACAGATTTAATCGGGAGAAGTTTAAGTCTCGTTTAATTCTCACTGTACACGATTCCATAGTTGTTGATGTGCATCCAGACGAAGATGAACGGGTTATTAAAGCCCTTCAATGGGCGATGGGTGGCTTGGCTGAAGAAGTCAAAGAGCGTTACGATTATGACCTTTTGTTACCTTTAGATATCGAGATTACACAAGGGCCAAACTGGATGGAACAGGTCGAGCTAGAGCTTGACTAGTTACATTAATTGATGTACTTTATATTACCTTAACTAAAAACGTATTTATACGGAGAAATATATGAACGAAGTAGCAACTATCAGTAAAAGCGAGCAACAGGAGTTAGCCGCCGCAATGGGTATGGGTGGCGGTTCAGCACCCTCAAGCAGTGACCGATTGCCTGAACTTAAAATCAACTATCAGGAAGAGAATGACCAAGGTCAGGAACTACCTCGCGGACAGTTCTTTGTTAAAGGCACAGAAGATGATCCTGTGTATGCCAAGTCAGTAAACTTCCGTCCACTTAGCCAGTTGTTCCAGTGGATTCATTATGATCCTGAAGAGAACAAGGTTAAGAATAAAACCTTAATGATCCCTATGCTACGTCAAGAAGCTAGAGATCAGAACGGCACTATCCGTTGTGGTAAGCCGCCTAGCAATGCTCTTCGTGAGATGTCTAAAGAAGACCAGAAGCGTTACAGCGACATTAAGTGTTTCCGTCAGGTACGTGGCCTAGTCTCGTATGAAGGCAAGAACGCTGATGGTGAGAAGGTTACTGTAGAGAACCTACCTGTAATCGTAATGCTGAAGGGCAGTAACTTTAACCCGTTTGAAGACCAGTTCCTCAAGAAGTTACCTCGTGGTCGTAAGATGCACGAATACAGCGTCAAGGTTGGTGCTACTCGCACTAAAGGCTCTGGTGGTAACGTATGGTGGGTAATGAACTTCGAGCCTGATCTAGTCAATGCAATGCCTATGGATGAGCAAGTATTTGAGACTGTTAAGGTCATGCACGAGATGGTCAAGAGAGAGAACACCAACATCCAAGCATCACATGAAAAGGCCCTGCGTAACAGTAGTCTTTCTGACGATGCATTAGATGCTCTTGAAGCCGTTAATAGTGATCTAGAAGATGACTTAGCCGACGACGCATAAGCGTACCACTAACCTAAACTGAGGTACGTTATGTCTTTAAACATACTCGAAACCCAACTGCACATGGTGCTCGATAAGCTTTCTAATGGAGAGACTGTTGAGTATGAAGAGAGTTGGATAGAAGAAGCAGGAGAGATGTTTAAGGACACTCTTCGTAAGCAACTTGGCCCCAGAGAAGATAAGTTCCGCATTCGTATGTCGAATGTGGGACGCCCTCTCTGCCAGTTACAGCAAGAGAAGGCCGGCACCCCCAAGTCTAAGAACCCCTATAACAACATTGTTCGCTTCATGCTCGGTGATGCTACCGAAGTATTGGTCGAGCTTTATCTGAAACTCGCCAAGATTAACATTACTGGCGGTAAAGATAAGGTTGAGCTTGAAGTAGGTGACACCACTATACGCGGTGAAAATGACGTAGAAATTGATGATAAGGTCTACGACACTAAGTCGAGTAGTCCGTGGGCGTATGAGAACAAATGGAGTACAGGGTGGGAAGGTGTCGCAAAGGATGATGCTTTTGGCTACATACCTCAGTTACTAGGCTACAGTGATGCGTCTGATAAAGAACCCGGTGGATGGATTGTAGTTAATAAATCTACAGGTGAAATTCAGGTTGTAGATGCTGAGTTCAGTGATCAGGACAAGGAGAACATACGCAAGAAGATACGCACTAATGTTGATCTTATTGCTACTGATGCTCCCTTCAAGAGATGCTTTGAACCACAGGATGAGTATTTCCGTAAGCAACTAACCCCGAATAAACGTCTAGCTATGAACTGTACGTTCTGTAACTATACGAACACTTGCTGGCCTGATGCGAAGTACAGACCACAGACGGGTAGTAAGGCTCAGAGTCCTCGGCACTACTGGTATGCGGAGTACGAAGACGAATGAGTTTCCGCAATATAAGACGCCGTGCTATTGCCAACGGTTATCGATCAGGTCTTGAAGAAGACATTGGCACACAACTAAAAGAAGCGGGCGTGAAGGCTGAGTACGAGCCTTTCCGCATCCCGTACACCGTCCCTGTCCAGAGCAGGAACTACACCCCCGACTATGTATTACCTAACGGGATTGTAATCGAGAGTAAGGGTCGCTTCACCCCTGAAGATAGAAAAAAACACCTTTGTATCCGCGATAAGTACGGTGACGATCTAGATCTGCGCTTCGTATTTAACAACCCCAGAGGAAAGCTCCGTAAGGGTAGCAAGACTAGCTACGCTGACTGGTGCACCAAGAACGGGTTCATGTTCGCGGCAAAAGAAATACCCGAAGAATGGCTGGCTGAGAAACCCAGTAAGCGTTCTTTAAACTTACTTAAAAAGATACGGGGAACAAAATAATGAAAGAGTTTATTGGAGCATATATCGAAGTAATCCCTAGCGAATCTAGAGAGGGTGTTGACCTCAAGTTTGGCTGGGACTTTCCTGACAATACTGATCCAGAAATGGAAGACCTACTCAGGAATATAGTCGCTGGTGTGTTCGGTTTGATGAGCACTCAGAGTGATGATGTAGTTGCACTGGGAGAGATTGTACGTAGCGTATCAGGCTTTGATGAGAGCATTCAGCCTATCTCAGATAACGAAATCCTATTCACTCCAGATGAAGACTTACTGGATGAAATAGAGAAGGACACTAAGGTCATCGACATTAGAACCATGAAGCCAAAAGGAGAGGCCTAATGAGTTCTTTAATCATTGGCTTATGTGGCAAGAAAGGTTGCGGTAAAACCTTCGTAGCGGAGCATCTGAGAGACAATAAGCAAGCTACTATACTTCGCTTTGCTGACACCCTCAAAAACATGATGCGTGTAATGGGATTTAGCGATGGGCAGATCAACGGAGGCTTAAAGGAAGTAGCCTGTGATATGCTCGACGGCAAGACGCCTCGCTATGCCATGCAGACACTAGGGACAGAGTGGGGTCGTAACTTACTCCATGAGAACATCTGGGTAGATATGCTTCTAAGCAAAGCCGACAGGACTGACGGTTTAGTAGTTATCGACGATGTACGGTTCCCTAACGAGATAGACGCCATCCGAGAAAAGGGCGGCATCATAGCTTGGTTAGAACGTGTCTCTATTTACGAAGACCACGATGCCCACTCCAGCGAGACATCTATCACTGCCGATCAGTGTGATGTGTTCGTCGATAACACTAGGGCCATCGAGGATGTTTGCGAGAACATCGAAGGTTGGGCGCGATTACAAAACAAACTTAAAGATAAAATTAATTAGGAGCAGTAACGTGGATCAGTATCAAAGTTTTATTCATAAGAGCAGATATGCTAGGTGGTTACCCGAAGAAGGTCGTAGAGAGACTTGGGACGAAACCGTAAATAGATATGTAGATTTCTGGGTAGATCGTAAACAGATCGATAAGAAGACAGCCCTGCGCCTATTCAATGCAATCCATAACCTAGAAGTAATGCCTAGCATGAGATGTATGATGACTGCGGGTGTTGCACTAGATAAAGATAATGTAGCCGGGTTTAACTGTAGCTACCTTCACATTGATAGCCCTCGTAGTTTTGACGAGCTTATGTACGTACTTATGTGCGGTACAGGAGTAGGCTTCAGTGTTGAGCGCAACTTCATCAATAAGCTCCCTGTAGTGGCGGAAGAGTTCCATGAGACAGATAGTACGATTGTAGTGTCTGATAGTAAGATTGGTTGGGCTTCTGCATTCAGAGAATTAATCGCTATGCTGTACGCTGGTAAAATCCCTCAGTGGGACATTAGCCGCGTTCGTAAGGCAGGAGATAGACTTAAAACCTTTGGTGGTAGAGCTAGTGGCCCTGAGCCGTTAGTTGATCTGTTTAACTTCTGTATTGAAGTATTTCAGAAGTCTAAAGGCCGCAAGCTAACCAGTATCGAATGTCATGATGTTGTATGTAAGATTGCAGATATCGTGGTGGTTGGTGGAGTACGTCGTTCAGCATTAATCAGCCTATCTAATCTATCTGACCAGCGCATGGCGAAAGCTAAGTCTGGTGACTGGTGGAGACATGAAGGTCAACGTGCTTTGGCTAACAACAGTGTAGCGTACACAGAGAAGCCTGACTTCCAATCCTACCTTACAGAAATGCAGACGCTGTATGAATCTAAGGCGGGTGAGCGTGGTATCTTTAGTCGTGTAGCCGCACAGAAGATTGCTTCACGTAACGGTCGTAGAGATCACGAGCAGGACTTCGGCACGAACCCTTGTTCTGAGATTATTCTGCGTAGTAACCAGTTCTGTAACCTATCAGAGATTGTAGTACGTGAGGACGATGACTTAGACAGCTTGAAAGAGAAGTGTGAAGTAGCGTCTATCATTGGAACACTACAGGCTACTCTTACTGACTTCCGTTACCTGAGAAACATATGGAAAAAGAACACTGAAGAAGAGGCCCTTCTAGGTGTGAGTATGACTGGTATTATGGATCATAAAGTACTTAGCGGTGCAGAGCCTGAGCTACTAGACGAATGGTTAGGTACTCTTCGTGACGTTGCAGTTAACGTGAACAAGAAGTGGGCATCTAAGCTTGGTATCGAGCAGTCAGCGGCTATCACCTGTGTTAAACCTAGTGGTACAGTTTCACAGCTCGTAGACAGTGCTAGTGGTATTCACCCCCGGTTCTCTTCTCATTATATCCGTCGTGTACGGTCTGATAAGAAAGATCCTCTTGCCCAGTTCATGGAGACAGTAGGTTTCCCTGTTGAGCAGGATGTGATGACACCTACATCGTCTGTGTTTAGCTTCCCTATCGAAGCCCCAGAAACAAGTGTAACGGTTAGTGAAGTAGGTGCTATGCAACAGCTAGAGCTTTGGAAGGCATACCAGAACCATTGGTGTGAACATAAGCCTAGTATTACTGTATACTATACTGATGATGAGTTCCTGTCTGTGTCGCAATGGATATGGGAGAACTTTGATCTGTGTAGCGGTATTAGTTTGTTGCCTGTTAGTGATCACGTTTACCAGCAAGCACCATATGAAAAGATTACACAAGAGCAGTATAAAGAAGCTCTAGATAATATGCCCAAAGACATCAATTGGGAAGATCTAAGGCACTTTGAAGCAGAAGATAACACCACTGGGTCGCAAGAGTTAGCCTGTGTCGGTGGAGCCTGTGAAATAGCATAGCGT